TACCATAAAATACTTGGTAAAGAATCTGATATTAAACAGCTAAGTGATGATATAAATGACTTTGCAGAAAGATATCGTGTATCTTCATCTGCACCTACATCTGCATTAGATAATGGTGACTTATGGTTTGACACAACAAACGGTAAGATGATGGTATATAATGGTACTAACACTGCATGGGAAGAAGTATCAGCTATTGGTAGTTTTAATATAAATACAATATCCTCATCAGGTAGTACTGGTGGAGGCAGTGCAACATTCAATGGATCAGCTTATAGATTTACACTTTCTAACCCTCCTCAAGATGCACAACAGTTACTTGTTAGCATCAATGGAGTCATTCAGAAACCTAACTCAGGAACCAGTCAGCCAAGTGAAGGCTTCGCTGTTTCTGGAAACGATATCATTTTTAGTAGTGCCCCTGCTTCCGGTGCTGATTATTTCATCATTACTCAGGGACAATCAGTCCAGATAGGTACACCTAGTGACGGTTCAGTAAGCACAGCTAAACTTACAAGTGGTGCAGTAACTACAGCTAAGATAGCTGATGCTAATGTAACTGCTGCAAAGATTGCTTCTGGAGTTCAATTAGTAACTACAGATGGACAAAACAATACTGTAGCTGGTACAAATGCTGGGGATAGTTTTACAGGCACAGACGCAGCTAATAATACCTTAATTGGATATAATGCTGGAACTGCAATTACTTCTGGAGATTATAACACTGCTCTCGGATCAGGTGCTCTAGATGCTCTTACTACCGCTAATAAAACAACGGCAGTTGGATATGGTGCTTTAGGTGCAACTACAACTGGTTATGACAACACAGCAGTTGGTCATGGCTCAATAGGAGTAAATACTACAGGAAATAATAACGTAGCTGTAGGTGCGTATTCACTAGATGCAAACACAACAGCATCTAATAATACTGCTATAGGTACAAGTGCCTTAACAGCAAACACAACTGGGGAGGCAAACGTAGCTGTCGGTACAAATGCTTTACTTGTTAATACCACAGGAAGTCATAACACTGCTGTAGGTGTAAGTGCTTTAGGAAAAAACACGACTGGAATTACAAACTCAGCAGTTGGAAGACAAGCTTTACAAGAAAACACTACAGGTTCTTATAACAATGCGTTTGGCTATCTTACTTTACAAACAAACACTACTGGATCAAGAAATGTAGGATTGGGTTATTCTTGTTTAAGACTTAACACTACGGGTGGTGATAGCGTAGCGATTGGTTACAGCACACTAAACGCACAGACTACTGGTAATAATAATATCGGTGTTGGTATGGAAGCGTTAAGGTATAACCAAACTGGCAGTAACAATGTTGCCATTGGTGTTGATTCCTTAGAAAATAACACAGTAAGTAATAATACTGCGGTAGGTCATAATGCTTTAAAAGCAAACACAACTGGAACTCAGAACGTAGCAGTAGGAGCTAATGCTTTAGATACACTTACTGAAGGTTCTGGTAATACTGCTGTAGGTTATCAGTCATTGACTAACTCTACAACTGGATCTTATAACACAGGAGTTGGTTGGTTAAGTTTAGATGCTAACTCTACTGGAAGTTATAATACTGCCGTAGGTACACAAGCATTGGACGCTAACACAACTGGAACTAACAATGTAGGTATAGGTTATCACGCTTTATCAGCAAATACAACTGCTGGTGATAATACTGCTGTTGGTCGTTCATGTTTTGCTAACACTACATCCGGACATGAAAATACTGGAGTTGGTTATTATTGCGGTCATTACACTACTACTGGAAGAAGTAACGTAGCAATGGGTCGTGAAGCTTTATTAGACAATACCACTGGAAGTTATAATACTGCTATTGGTTATGAAGCTTTAAGAGAACAGACCACAGCTACTCATAACGTTGCTGTAGGTCACCAAGCTTTAAGAAACAACGTAACTGGAGCCCGAAACGTCTCTGTTGGTGGTGTAACTTTAGTTGCTAATACTGGAAGTGACAATACTGCTCTAGGTTATCAAGCATTAAGACAAAACACATCAGCTATTGATAACACAGCCATAGGTAGTGGTTCTCTATTAGCCAATACAACTGGTCAAGAAAATACTGCTATTGGAGCAGCTTCATTAGACTCAAACACAACAGGAAGTTCAAACACTGCTGTCGGTAGGTTAGCTTGTCAAAGTCAAACAACAGCAAGTAACAACGTCGCAATGGGTTTTAACGCATTGGGAGCAGGCACAACTGGATCAAATCATGTAGCTATAGGTTACGGAGCCTTGGATGCTGCAACTACAGGTACAGATAACGTAGCTGTGGGTGCTGCTGCTATGAGTAACGGTAATGGTAGTTATAACACTGCTGTAGGAAATTCAGCATTAAGTAATTGTAATGGAAGTCATAACATTGCAATAGGAAGAAACACAGGTGCTTCAATTACAAGTGGTCAACATAATGTTCTTATAGGAGACTATGCTGGTGATACAGCAAACTCAAGTAGAAACATAGGGATAGGTTATGAAGCATTTACTGCTGCTACTTCCGCAGAAGATTGTACTATTATTGGACACAACGCCGGAAAATCTATCACAACTGGAACACAGAATACTGCTGTAGGTCACATAGCTTTAAACCTTTGTACTACTGCCGGTAATAACACTGCTGTTGGACGTGAAGCTTTAAAGAGAACTACTGGAGATGGCAACACTGCTGTAGGTAGAGCTGCTGGTGAAGATATTACAAGTGGTGCTAATAACATATGTATTGGTCAAAACTCTGGAAGAAATGGATCTCCTAGTGGTCTAATAGGCGGTACTGACCATGTTATTTGTTTAGGTAACAATAGTATATCTGACTTTTATTGTGCAGATACATCAATATCTAGTTCTGACAAAAGAGATAAAACAGATATAACTGACTTTACTCATGGATTAGATTGGGTTACTCAGTTAAAACCTGTGACATATCGTTGGGACAAACGTGATTGGTATGATGATGGTACACCTGACGGGACTCATAAAAGAAATAAAAAACACATTGGATTCTTAGCTCAAGACGTATTAGCTATTGAAGGTAATCCTACTAATAAAGATGATATGTTAGTTGTCAATTTAAACATAGATGATTCAGCATATGGTCTTAAATATGAAAGATTAGTTCCTGTTCTTGTAAATGCAATTAAAGAACTATCCGCTAAAGTTACAGCCTTGGAGGGCAAATAAATGGAAGAAAAAACAACTGAAGAAGTAGCAGCAATTTTTAAAGCTGCCGGTGATAGTGTCACTCTTATTAATGGCACTAAAGCTGAAGAAGAAACAGATGCTGAATGGAAAGAAAGAGTTAAACGTAACGTTGAGCACCTTGAAATTATTAAAGGATATAAAAAACTAGACGGAACCACCTCCATCTGGACTACAGAAAGCTTTACAGCTATTGACAAAGCTATCGTTGATGGCAAAAAAGTATACGGAGGCTAAATGGGACTCACACAGGTTAGTGAAAAAGGCATTAAGGACGGCGAAATCCTTAATGCCGATATCAACGCAAGTGCAGCGATAGCTGGAACTAAAATAGCTCCTGACTTTGGATCGCAGAATGTAGTTACAACAGGAACTTTAGCTTGTGGTGACATTACATCTTCTGATGGCAATGGCAACTTAACTCTTAAAGATAATAACCATACTGGAAATAATACTGAACATAAAATTAATTTTACAGCTAGTGATAATACTGATTTAATTAACTTTATATCACCTTTTGGTGAACAGCATTTAAGACTAAGACATGGCTCGACAGAATTAGTAAAATTTCAAATTGATGGCAACGTAGGTATAGGTACAACAAGTCCAACACACCCGATTGATGTACACACCTCTGGTACTGAAATAGCACGTTTTGAAGGTGCTAATAATGCAAGACTTAAATTAAGAAACTCAAATAGCAATCTATTTCTTGCCTATACTGACTCAGGAGATGCTTTTCAATTAGGCACAGACGGACAGAATCCAAGAGTACATATAACTTCTGGTGGCAACGTAGGTATCGGTGATACTAACCCTCAAAGTAAACTCGCAGTAAGTGCTGGGGGTAGTACTGCGGATCCTGTCATAATGGCACATGTTGCAAACTCTAATGGTGGATTCTTAGGTTTTGGTTTATACTCAACTATTAATAGTGCATATACTTTTAAAGTAACTAATAACGGTAGAGTTCATGCAAAAGACGGAATTATATTTGGAACTGACACCGCAGCAGACAACTTACTTCACGACTATGAAGAAGGCTCCTTTACTTTAGCTGCATCTGCTATGAGTCTGACTGCTCATAATGAAAATAGATATGTAAAAATTGGAAGTTTAGTATATGTAACCGCAAGAATAACATTTGGAACTACTGGTAATGGTTCCTTAGTTGTTGATTTATCAGGACTACCTTACACTCCACTTCTAAGCTATGCAGCACAAGCTAATATAGTAGCAGAGCATACTTTTACAAATACTTCTGGTGGTGCTTTAAGCGATAAGGTAATTACAATACAAATAGATGGCTCTTCTGGCAATTTAAGATTTAGAGATGGATCAGATCAAACAGAGTTAATCCATAATAACGTATCCGGCAAAACCTTTAGATTTTCTCTTACTTATACAACAACATAAATATGGCATTAAGCGAATCAATAGAATACGACAAGATAGAGATTGTCGGTCAATATAAAACGGTGCAAGTCCGTGAAGCAACAGTCATCAAAAAAGATGGCAAAGAATTAACAAGATCTTTTCATAGATATTTTTTACAACCAGACGCAGATATAAGTAAACAACCAGCAGAGGTTAAAGCTGTATGTGATGCAGTTTGGACAGATGCAGTAAAAGAAGCATGGAAATCCCATCTATCAGAATCCCCTTAGTAGAAAATATAGAAACAATATCTATACCATTACCTACTGCTGATGTACCCAGTTATGTACCCTTAGTTGTACCTCCAAGTGATTTACAAGAACCAGAGGGTACAAAACCTGTAGAGACTGCTGAACCTCCAGCACCTACATTACCTCCACCTTTTCCACCTTATAAACTACCTACGGGTGATGTATTAGTTCCTACGACTATTGCTGCTGTTACTGCTGTTGCAGCTACAACTGTAACACAACCAATTATAGAAAAACTGAGGAAAAAGATACAGAAGTTTTTACAAGATAAAATAAAAAAATGGAAAGAAAACCGGAAGAAAAAAAGGGACTCTTTACAAAGCTCAAAGAAAACATAGATGACCATGATGAACAGATGCAGATACTAGGTGCGATGGTGCGTCTAGGCGTTGTTATCTG